TTTTTCGATACGAACATCTTCAAGTACGTTTAGATAACCTTGAAAATGTTTGATTGCTTTAAGTTCATCTGACCAGAATGCAGATGTAGTATATAAAGCATGGCCAACTTCATGGCCAATAAAAAGATCGAGCATATCTTCAGATAAATCTTTCCATTGTGGAAGTCTGAGTACTCGATTTTTAACGTCAAATGAAGCAGTCTTAACTGGTTCTTGTAGAACTGTTAAGTTTTCATTTGCGAGTAATTTTGCTAGTAAATCTTTATTCATATTCTCTCTCAATCATTTAATATAACCATTATATACTAAATACGAATTAATGTACACCTTTTTATGCGGTTTTTAAAAATAATTCAACATCAAAGTTTTTGATGCTTGGTGGAACATAACCTTTTGTTGCTAAGGCTTGCATTGGTGCTAAATTAAGCATGTTTGTAAGATCTCTATATTCTTGAACTGTAAAGTTTTTAATTAGAAACTTAACAAAACTTGGTTTGTCTGATTTATTGTATTTAAATCTAGCAATAAATTCAGGACGGGTTCTAGTATCAGTTCTATATGTTAACCAACCACTATCGTAATCAAAATTTTCTTTTATAAATTGCATAATTCTCTCTCTTTCTTTATTTTATAGTTATATTATATCAAGAAATCTAATTAAAGTAAACAACTTTTTTGTAACCAAATTGTAACAAATCTATCTATCACGCAGGTCTGGTTCTACCGCCTCTCTCCAGTATAAGACCATTATATACTAAATACGAATTAAAGTAAACAGTTATTTTTAAGAATTTTCAACTATTTTTGAGAAATCATTCGTTTTTTCAAATCGAATGTTATTTTGGAACTTATCGAGTAGTACATCACCTTTATGAGAAATAACAAAGATGTTATTATTTTCTCCAAGTTTATCCATAACCGATAAGAAATAATCTGTACCCGCTACGTCTAGACTTGAATCAAAGATCTCATCAAGTAATAATAAGTTTGTGTTGACGGAGTTCTTCATCTTAGCGATTTGTCTCCATGTGAATAGAATAGCAAGATCGATTCTCATCTTCTCGCCTTCAGAGAATGATTCATACGTAAATTCATCTCTAAATCTTGACTTAATGACTTCATTAAAGTTTTCATCAAGCTCAAACTTCACAAAGAAATCCATAGCAGATAAGTACATATTAATTAACTTATTCATTGCTGGTAGATATTCTTTAATGATTTGAGTTTTAATACCAGTATCACGTAATAAGATAGATGCAATATCTTGTACATTACGTTTCTTAGATATATCCATCTTTATGCCATTTAGTTTCAATGCTTCTTCGGCGTATGCTTTGAGTGTAGATTTTTCTACATTGATGTCACCTTGATTTGAATTGAGATCTTGGATTTCTTGTTCAAGTTCACCATTTAATTTACTTAGCATTGTAATAGCATTATTTTCTGTCGATAATGTAATATTCAAATCAGTAATTTCTTCATTGATCTGTGTAATCTTTTCGAGTTGACCATTTAATTTATTCAATGCTTCATTAAGTAAGTCAGACTTTGTTGCATGTTCTTGCTTAGACTTATTTAATTTCTGTATAATTGTTTCTTTATGGTCGTGTTTAATTCCTTGTTCACATGATGGACAGACTTCATTGTTACTAAAGAATTCTATACTCTCATCAATCGTCGAATCTTTTTGATTAAACTTAGAAAGATTTGACTTACACTTTTCAATATCATTAAGTATTGATTCTTTATTTTGTATATCTTTTTGTAAGTCAGATATTTGACCAATAAGATTAGATGCAAGTTCTGATTTTTCGGTAATTGTATTTTTATTCGATTGTATTTTATCTTGCAGCGTTTTAATACTTTGGTTCTTAGTATCAGTTAATGAATCAATAATCTTTTGTTGTGCTTTGGCTTTTTCTGTAATCAGTTTAAGTTTATTATCTAACTCAATCATTTCATTTTTAGTTTCGGTTATCTTTTCTTTGAGTAGATTATTCATTAAAGAGAACACCCTAATATCTAAGATGTCCTCAATAACTTCACGTCGTTGTCCTGCAGGGAGCTGCATGAAAGGAACAAAAGAGGCAGAACCCAGTATGACAACTTGAGTAAACGTTTTATAATTTAATTTGAGGATTTGTTGTTCTAATACTTTTTGATAGTCTTTAACCGCTGCGTCTTGATTAACAAGATCACCATTCAGAAAGATGTCAAATATATTTGGTTTAGCACCACGTATTATTTTATAATGTGAATTAGATATTGTCAACTCAACTTCAACAACACAGTTCTTGCCATTGATCGAGTTTACGAGTTGATTCTTTTTAATATTACGGAATGGTTTACCAAATAATCCAAAACATAACGCATCAAGAATTGTCGACTTACCTTCACCATTCTTACCAACAATAAGAGTTGAGGCATGACTATTCAGATTAACTTTGTTTGGTGTGTTACCGGTTGATAGGAAATTCTTCCATTGAACAGACTTAAATACAATCATTAAAGGCCTTTGCTAATTGTTCACTTACTTCTTTTGGTACCATCATGGTTGTAATTCCATTGCCTTGACCATTGTAAACAATTATCCTTACAAATGCACCCATAGGTTCAACAGTTGCAAGAAAGTCCTTGTGTTTAATTTCATGTAACATAATATTCCTTTCAAAAATATATTATATCAAATATTTCAATTAATGTACAATTATACAACTTCTTGATTTATTGCTTCAAGATAAAGTTCTTTTAAAACAGATTTGATTTCTTCTTTGTTTTCTTCGGTTTCTACCGAATCTACATAATTAGATAAGATAGACATGGTGTCTTCAATATTAATATCAGTTGAGATTTCTCCATCATTAAACTCAGAGAAGTCTTCAATGATTTTAATTTCATAAGCATCTTTCGTATACATCTCATTGACAAATTGATCAAACTTATAGAGATCAGTCTTATTTACAACCGCAAGTTTAACATACTTATCTTTTATATCGATTGTAGATAAATCAATTGGGTCATGATTCTTATCATCATAAGTAATCTTTTCATGTATTGTATATGGATTACGAATAAATTCTAATTCTCTTGTTTCTGTATCAAACACACTAAATCCACGTGGATCATTATAGTCTTGCCAAGTCATTTCATACGGCGTGCCAACATACTCTATATTTTCTTGCTTGGACCTTGTATGATAATGACCTGATAAGACTCTTTCGTACTTTGAAAACATTTCATGAGATAACCCATGATGGCCGACCATTCCCTTATACATTGGGAATCCTGCAATCTCAAAATGTCCAAAGCACAAATCAGATTTAGATTGATCGATATATTCAAAAACTTCTTTTTGGTTCTCTTTACATATCCATGGTATCATATCAATCGAAGTATTTTCTATTTCTATTTTTGTTGGTTCATCAATTAAATTAATATTATATTCACCTAGAACCAGGCCTGTAGAATTCACCTCGAGTGACTCTTTCCAGAAAATATCATGGTTACCTAAAAGAGTGTAAAAATGCAGCCCTCGGGACGCAATTGGATTGAAAAAATAGTCTTTTGCTAACGCGAGGGTGTTAAAATTGATGTATTTTCTACGATCAAACAAATCGCCTAATTGGAATATATACGAAATGTTATTCTTTTCTAAATAAGGAAAGAATTCATTCTCATAGAATTTACGATAGTAGTCATGAAACTTAATTGAATCACCACGTACTCCGAAATGTGTATCCCCTAGGATTGCTATTTTCATTCATCACCCTCAGTAAAATTGTCTAAAGATACATGTGTTTCTTTTTTCTGTCTTTTCTTACGCTTCTTATCTTCATAGTCATGTTCGAATGTACCATTATCTTGCATGAACTCTTTAAAGATATTTGAAAAGTCTTCACCAGCATCGTGATCTTGTACATCAAAAGAATCGATTGTATTATCCCTAACTAGCTTACCTCTTATGTATGCTTGTTTCTTTTCTTTATCAATTCGACGAAGGAAAGCGAAGTAGATAATCTGTGTAAAATATGCAAATGGATTCTTTGATTTTTCTGGATTGAAGTTATCAAAGTATTGAATACAGTTTTCTATACCGTCAAGGATCATATCATCTTTATAACTATAGTTAATAAAGTTAGGACGATTAGATAATTTACGTGCTATCTTAAGTATACACTCACCAAGATAATTCGGTATAACTGGTTTTTCATCACCAGAATCTTCTGCTTCTGCGCAAGCTCTTTTATAATCAATGATTGCTTGCAAAAATTCTGCGTTATTTACGTAATGTGGTTTGGTTGTTTTTTCATTTTTCATAATAAAATTATATACTAAATTCAATTAAATTGGAAATTATTTACTGTAAAAAAATAATTGTACAATAAATCCGTGTTATGTTATTATATCTGTACTGGGTCTATCTAGTGAAGTAATTTTTTATCATCATTACTCATATTATCTAAGTAATCTAATTCATCATCTATCGTTACTTTCGTTTCTAAATCACTTCCTGTTAAATCATTAATCTTATCTACTAACTTTTGTAATTCATCTCCCGTCTGGGGGTCCGGACCTTCGAGCTCACCGAGAAATTTATCAATAGCATCTTCATATTGAGGTATGTAAACTGGATCCATTTCTTTAATAAAGAATGTTTGATCTTTGCTAATAACAAAAGTATCATCTTCTGCCATTTGACACATTGGACTAAAGAATAAGGATTCAACAGGCATGCCATTCATCGGGGATATTTTTGGTAGGTGTCTTAAAATCATTGGCAACATTAAAGTAATATTATAATCGGTTTCTTCAATCACGCCGCCAATAACTTCTTCGCCTGATATTAATTTAAGTACTGCGTAAGTTCCTTTGATCATAAGTCAATCTCGTGTATCTTATAGTCGAATTTTTCTTCTGAATAGATTTTAACGCGTTCAATAAAGTGATTCATAGTATGGTTCTTTCTTGATTTATATTGTAGATCATCAGCGATATCATATAATGTTAATTTATTTTTACCTTCTTTTAATCGTAATCCACGACCAATTGATTGTAAGTTTCTTATCTTCGATTTAGTTGGAGAAGCAAAGATAATGTTTTCAATACTAGGAATATTTATACCTGTTGAAAAAGTAGCATAAGAGGCAACAATAATTGTATTGCTACCTTCCTCAGTCTTATGCCGAATATCTTCACGGTCCATAGTCTTAACACCGCCATGTACAATATGAACTTCATGTTTATCTGACTTTTCTTTAATCATATCATAAAGAACTTTACCATGTTTTTCTACATATTGAAATAGGACTAATGTATTCCCTTTACAATTAAGTGCAAGGTTTCTTATAAATTTATTTCTTGGATAATGTGTAACTAGAAAATCCATTTCTTTCTGATAGTCTAGATCTTTTGCAACTTTTCTTATCTCACCATTGTATTTTAAGAATAGACAATTAATATCAATATTCACAACTTTACCAGCATCCATGAGTTCTTTTGTTGTAATCACTTTATGAACTGGACCGAATAAACCTTCAAGTGTTAATTGATTTATTTTCTTTC